GCCCGATGGCGTAAGCGTAGTCATGGCTGATTCGCCCGATCCCTTGACCGCCGTGACGCCAAAGCTGTACGATCCGGCTTGGGTGGGCGTAAAAGTATAGTCCGTATCCTGCCCACTTGCTGCGACGGTGTATACGCCGCCGTCGATGGATACGTAGTAGGTGTAGGAGTCAGCGCCGGTGACTTCGGATGCTGTGAGCAGAATGCCGCCGGAAGTTTCGTCTATCTCTGCACTTAACGCAGCAGGGGCAGGCAATGTATCCCATTGGCCAACAATAGGCTGGATTATAGGTTGTATTATAGGTTGTATTATAGATTTTAACATGGCGATGCCTTATTTGCTCAGTTGCGCCACAGGACTTCCGGACACATACCCACCAGCAGGGCAACCAATCCGGTATTTTACCCCCTGCTGTGTGTCCATCAATCTGGTTTCAACATTGCCAGTCCATTGTATGATATTGCCATCCTGGTCAGTTACCGTCCTCCACTCGTTATCATCCGGAAATTTTCGCTGGACCTGGATGGTATTGCCATCAGAATTTCCTGCCACAGACACATTTAACTGGCCGGTGTTCACACCATGTATCCAGTTTTCCGGGGCAATCCCATCGCTCCATGTGTCCTCTGCACTAATGATTTTCGATACCGATTTCATAACACCCCCTCTTTTTAATTACGCCCGCTCCACAATCCCATGTTCTTTAAGATACCGCTTATACTCGGTCCTGGTTTCAATAGGCTTTTCCAGGCCGTCGGCAATATCATCATCATCCTGCAGACAACCCCTGACCTGATCGTTTAACCAGGTGGGCTCATCTCTCTGGATGCCGCCATGGCCGGCCACAATAACACGCTTGGCCCATTCCCCGCACTTAGGGCAGCAAACAGCGGTGCGCGGATGATTGATAGACATAAAAAGCTCAAACTGGTTTTTACATTTTTGGCATTTAAAGTCATATAATGGCATACTTTAAACTCCCGCTGTCATTTCCTGGCCTGCCTTCGCAGACTCGGTCATTTCTTCGCGCTGCCGTCCCTGGCCCGCCTCCGACTGCCGGGCCTTCTGTGGATTTTGCGGCCTGTTGCCAGGCCCGCCCTGGGTTTCCTGCAATACCTGCTGGAGCACCTGGGCGTTAAACAGATCGTAGATACTTCCATCACCCGGAGGCTCTTCGGGTAGCCCTGCCTGGACAAGCAACTGGATTGCCTGGCCCATCTGGCCCTCGCCCACACGCTCAATAATTTCCTGAGCACGCGGAAACTCTATGGCCTCAAGGTATGCCTGCCGGTCAATAGCTCCGAGCTGAAACGCTTTTTCCGCATCAGCCCTGAGCTGCAGGGATGTCCTGGGCATGGTGCTGCCAGACTCAACAACAAAATTAAATTCCCGGTCGCGCAAATCAGTTCCCCGGAACTGCCCTATTTCGCCGGCCACTTCCACAGCCTCGGTCTGGATGGAAAACTGCTGGAGCATGGACACAAAAGCCTGGCCCCGAAACTCCACCAGCTCATCAACTGCACTGATCTTTTTTTGAATCAGCACAGCATTTCGTTCCTGCAAGGCCATAATTGCCGCAGCTGCAATAACGCCGGTGGGCGCTTCTCCCCGGTCCGCATCCTCGATCTGGTAAATCCGGTCATAGAGCTGGACGAACATATCGAAAAAGTTGAATAACTGCTGGGGCACGTTTGGAACGTCCACAAACCTGATAGCTTGCGCCACGGTAGAATTTTTCGGCTCTAAAACCAGATTCGGCTTTGCTGTAACTGAAGACCTTGGAATTTCGGAATCCTGGGGTATGATCAACGGCGGAAACATCACCCGGGAGGCCCACCCGAACATTCGGGAAAACACCTGGTCGATTTTAAGATTAAGATCCCCCACTTGCTCGGCTGCCGAAAAGCCCCAGATGGTTGTCGGGTCCTCGTAGCTGGTGCCAAGGGCAAAGGGAAAACGCCAGAATAGAAACGAGTTTTGCGCGTGCTCCCGGTCAATGTGCGGGTTGATGTTGGGGTTGGGCATGTCGGCCAGCAATTTCTGGCCATTATTGGTCACAGTAATGCAGCGGATACCGCCGGGGTATTTCATGCGCTCGACTTCAGCGGTTACAATGGCCCCGGTTTCCTCATCTTCGGCGACAATTTCCTCAACCTTTTCTGTGGTGTAGTCCCTTACCCACACCTCAACCACCAGCGCCCGCCGCTCCCGGAAATTGCGGTCAGAAAAGTCATGGCGAACCAGTGAAGCCCGGTTATCATAATGCGCTGAAGGATTGGCAATCTGGTGCTGTCTCACCATGGCCGGCCGGTCATCTTCCCGGTTTTCTCCAAGAATTGAATACACGTCAGACGGCAAAATCCCATCCACACCGTAAGCCTCTTCCACCACCTCAACTGTTTCCGGGTAGGCATGGCATACATAAGGCGCATCCAGGCTTATATCATCGTAGTAGCCAGGGGCCGGAAAGAATGCGAAAGGATCAATAACCGCCACATCAGGCCGCTTCTTTTCAGTGTTCCAAAACGGCTTTTCAATGGTGATACCGTAGATCTCCATTTGCAGCACAGTTGTGGACAACTTGCGCTTCTGCCGCGAATCTTTCCACCACTTGGTACCAGAGGCGGTTAATTTGCGGTCGTTTTGGTCCGGATCATCCCCGGACAGGCTCACCACTTCAAATTGAGGATTTCTGGCCGTAATATTGGCCTTGGTGCGCTCCACATTGGCAAAAAAGAGGTTCAGCTCAACAACGTTGTGGGAATTTCGCATGCGCTGCAGGCTATGGGTTCCCCGGTAAAGCTGGTAATTGGTGGACCACCGCTCAGGCAGGCCAAGCCGGTCCCGCTCTTCCCGGGCCAGCTCAAACATCTGCCAGGCCCAAGCCGCAACATCCTTATCCCCTTCAGGCGGAGGGTTGGCGATTGTCCACTTTGGGTTCGGCATGGGGGCTGCTGCAAGAGAGGTCGGCTGTTGCATGGTTATTTCCCTTTTTTGGGCTTCGGAGCTTTGGGCTTTTTGCTTTGATGGTCAAAAGCTTTATCCAGCCGGGCCTTCTGCTTTTCCTTTCGCACCAGATAAGAGCCGTGAGGCCCTCCGGTTCCTTTGTTACTTTTCTTCTGTCCTGCCATCTTGCTTATCTCCCTTCTTTTGTGGCCGCACGATCAGCCCCATTTTTGGTGAAACATAGGCCGCCCCGCAGTTGGGGCAGTTCATATGCCCTGGTCCGTCTCCCGGCGGCGGAGTGTTGAAATCCTCCCATCCCCATGAGCGGTAAGGCTCCTTTAACCGGGCCATGGAAGTGTTGGGCAAACGGACCGGATCAAAATGCTCGGTTGTCTCGTGATACCGCCCCTTGCACTGGGGACAGACCACATCCATGACCGGGGTTGAACCCTTCTGAGTCTTTTTCTTCCCGGACTTGGCCGGCTTTGCTTTTTGCACGGCCAGTCTCTTTTCCATGCTTTTGCTCTGAGCCATGCCCTATGCCTCCCCCGGCGCTTTGCCTTCTTCATCCTCCTGAGCTTCTGGTTTCGGCGGTTCTGGCGCTTCAAACGGCCTTGCAGCCCCATGTTTGCCATATCGTTGATATCCGCCGCTTGCCCCGAAAATGGTTTCACCCGGGTCAAAAGATTGTTTAAAGCGGTCCATGTGCTTTGCAAGACTTTCCGGAACCTGCTCGCTTAAATCCGGCTCGGAAGCGTCCAGACCATCATCAATGTGATAGGCCCCACCCTTGCCTGTGCTAAACAAATCCCCGGCGTTGCCGCTGGCCTTGTAAACTAGGTGTCCGCCAACCAAAACCCCGGACAGTGTTGCCAGCCATGCAAATGCCAAAAGTGCGATTGCCGTTAGAAATTCCATCTAGGCCTCCACCGCTTCGTAATTCTTTTGAAAGAAAGCCTTGCCCACATACCACTGGTCATTGTGATTGTCGGCATTGCGAGCAATCATGCCTCCCGGTTCAGGTGTGTCTTCTGGGTTTACAGATATTCTCGAAAGATCTTCCCCGGGCACATAAGGCCGCATTTCCTGCAATGCCTTCTTTCGGTACTTCTTCCATTCCGGCATTTCTGTTTCTCCCTTCCCCAATAAAAAAAGCCCCATAGATCCACAGTTGTGGACCCATGAGGCTTTAGCGTTATGGGCTTGCTCCCGCGCGTTGCTATTGCGAGGCACAGAAGCGGTTAAATTTTTATCTTACTGCAATATAAACTCGCAAAGTAACCTGTTTGAGCTATCTCCCTCATCAACACCTATCTCAACACTGACAGGCTGCATAAATACAGGGGTTTTTACGTTTTCAGAGGAACAAAAAAACTGCACCCCATTCCTAAATAGTTCCTGCAATTCTCTTATTTCTTTAAGAGTAAGCTCCCCCAGCTCTATTTCATCAGCCCCAATGTAATCAGGGCATAAGCGAGTTAAGATCTTTAAACTCAAACCTTCTCCCCCTTTGCCAACTTTTCAAGGAGGGATATGGTGAACTTAAATCCCCGAATCAAAGCCCTTATGATCTGCCTGGATTCCTCGTTCATAAATCCCCGTATCCGTCGTCAATATGGAAAGCGCCCGAGTTGTCCGGCGCGTTTAAAACAACTTCCCAATCCTGCTCGGCCTGGGTCTTGGGCTTTTTATCTTCTGCAATAGCCAGATGAGAAGCGAATGTATATGCCAGCGCATCGGCTGTGTCCGGAGACGCCAACCCGCGCTTTTTCATGTCTTCCTTTTTTTCAAGCTGAATGCGCCCCTTGGCGTCATACTGATATTCCGGCCCGATCAAGTCGTCGTAAAGCTCCTGGTCATTTGCCGGAATCGAACCACCAGCCCGCAGCCAAGCCAGCATATCACCCCACAACTCCGCCCGCTTGTTGTAATACACCAGCGGGTCCCGGGCAGGATCTCCGCCGAGAACCTCAAAAATAATCGAGCCATACCCAAGCTGCCGGAGCCGGTCAATCACACCAGCGCCGATGCCCACAGCGTCAACATTAACAGCCCTGGGGCCATACTTCTTTATGGCCTCAACAACAAAAGCGGCAAGCTGCATAGTATCCATCTTGAGAAACCTGCGGATCTCATGGGTCTGCAACCCCTGGCGCACATAGATAATAGACTTGTCATCCCCGAACCGGGCCACATCCACACCAATGACTATCGGTGCCCAATTCCAAATATGCTCGTTGGGCCTGCCGTAATCCTTTGCCTGGGCTTCTTCCACCACATCAGACGGAATGAACTGGGCAACTGATGCCCTGGGGAACTGACCCTTTACACGAACCCTTACAAAGTCGGAATCCTCTCCGTAATCCTCAATCCACTGTTGCACCTGGGCCTGGTTGACCATCTTCGCTGTTCGCGAATCAATCTGCCTGGTGATCCACCGATGCCGATACCGGCCAAAACATTCCTTAAACCGCCCGGTGTTTTGAGTCGGGTTGCCAAATGCCACCCACAGCGTACCCGGAGTGGTCATAGCCCCTTCAGCAACTTCCCAAATAATGTCGTCAATGATTGAGGCTTCATCAAAAAGAAAAAGCACATGGTCTTCATGGGTTCCGGCAAACGCCTCTGATTTTTCTTTTGTCCAGGGGATAGCTGCAGCAAACCAGGTTTCATGATGATCGTTGTGATGAAAGCGAGTTGCAGTCCACTTAAACAAATGCCCGTCCCGGGCTTTTTTGTTCCACTTGGCCAGCTCCCGCCAGGTCTTTGTTTCAAGCTGATTTTTTGTGTTGGCAGTAACAACCACCTGGGGATGAGGCCTGGTTCCCATAAACCATTTCAGAATCCAGGAAATAAGAGCGCTCTTACCAATGCCGTGCCCGGAGGCCACAGCCACCCGGACCGATGCCATCTTTTCTTCGGCTGCCCCGTACTTGCCGGCTGCAGCCAGGCGCATAGCCTCGCCGATGTCGTTTAAAACATCAGCCTGCCACTTATCCGGACCCTCGCCCTTGTCAAAATCCCAGTCCCAGTTAAACAGCACATAGCCCAACGGATCATAGACAAATTCCGCCAGGGCCAGAATCAGCTGTTCATCAGGGGATATGTCGCGGGCCGGTGCTCCCATTGGCTATAACTTTTCCTCGTCAAGCTTATGATCCCCACACCAGTCGGACGAAAAAACAACCGGATACCCGTTCATGGTAGGGGCATGCCGCCGGCAGCGCCCAATAATGCGATCTTCGCGCTGCACTGCGCTGGTCTGTTTTTCAACAAACCACATGCAGGTTTTGCACTTCATGTTATCGCTGCGATGCCGCCAGGGATCTTGTGTTTGCCCCTGGGCCCCATAAGGGCTGACTTCCTCACTCATGGTTTTTCCCCTCCATAATCTTTGCTTTCTGCTCCAAGGCCCGGTTCAAGGCCTGCTCATGGGTGTGCTTGATTTCACCCTTCACGGTATGATCATGCTTTTCAGCTGCATAACTGCCACGGACTTTTAATGCCATATCCAGGGTCCGCCGCTGTAATTCCAGGTTTTCAACCTCAATACCGATCAGGCTCTCGGCTTCATCATAGAAAAACTTACCGTCCGGACTGGACTTGCTTTGTTTTGACTTCGCCAGGGTTTTAATCCCTGGGGCCAGGTCCTCATCGTCGATAAGGCCTTTCAGTGTCTGGAACTTGGTCTCTCTTGCATCCAGCAAATAAAGCAGCTTTTGCTTTAGTGCGGCCTCTGACAATCCCACTTCATCAAGCCATTTAGTAATCTTTTCGGTTAGTAATGTGAAGTTTTGACATCCAATTTGGCGGAAGGAATCATTGCTTGAGGCCTTATAGCCGGCTGCCCTGGCTGATTCGGTTTTATTAAGAAAAGTCGAGGGGTTAGACTCATCGAGGTAATACTTCAGCCACAAATCCCGCTTTGAAATCTTGGGAGCTTTTGGCTTCTGTTTTTGTGATGTTTTTTTGACCGTCATAACCGCCTCATTTTGTGGGATAAAACATTCTGCCTAAATTGTGGCATGAAAAAATATTTTGTAAAGCAGAAAAATCCGTTTCGATTTAATATAAAATCATAGACTTATGTCATTTTTTATATTTTGATAATATTTTCCGCATTGCCTTTGTTTCTATTTGCCTCACCCTTTCAGTTGAAAGGCCAAATACTTCCCCCACCTCTCGATACGTCCGCCGCTCTGGGTAGTTGCTCGTCCCAAACCTTGAAAGCAAAATCTGTTTTTCCCTTGGTGTTAATTCTAAATGCCTCTTTTTCATTCCTCCCCCTCAGACCCATGCCAAGACAATCGCGTCTCTTACATGCTCATTTGTCCTGGCAGTATATCCGGTCAGGGCCTCAATCTGCTTTTGGTTTAGCTTTGTTCCGTGCTGAATTGGGGATACAAACACTACCGGCAGGCCCAGCCCATCACAAAACCAGTAAAGGGCCTCAGCCTTTGCGCGATTTTCCCCCACTTTTACCGCTATATTCAGCATCTGCCTGTAATTTGCTTTTTTCCGGTCATAAACATGCCGGTTTACGGGCTTTTCAATCTTAACCGCATCAAAGTTGTAACGGGTATCAAGTTCCCGGATCTTGTCAGCCATTTCCGGGACATCGCAAACAGTGCCGGCTTCAAGAACCCTCTGCCCTTCTTTCCGCCTCTTTTCCACCACAGCCCATCCCCGGGCCGGATCTATCCCGAGCACAATCATTTTCCACCACCCTGAAGATCAAATTTCCTGAATAAAATTTCCCGTCGGCCTTGCCTTGCAAAAACCCGCAATCCTTTTCGCGCGGTGATTTCGTCCATAGCCTCCAGAAAATGACGGTTCGCCATCTTTCTCGCAGCCTCCGGGTTATTTCTGTACGGCTTCTTGATTAAATCCCGCTTAATGCGCTTATTGGCGATACCCACAGCCTCCGGGATGCAAGCATCAACAGCCCTCTCGTGCTCCGTTACCGCCCTTTTCCCAACTGTGCGGTCAAAGAAAAAGTCATTTAATTTTCGTGGCAAATCACCCTCCTATGGTTTTGGTTTTGAAAACCTATCATCAAGCTCCCTAATCGCCTGCATAATTACCGCTGCCACCTGGGGAACTATTGCATTTCCGAGCGATTTAAGTCGGTCAGTTCGGTGAACCCCTCCGGATACCCCATCATGTATTCCACAAAGGCGGGTTGCAGCTTCAAGCCACGGTTCGTCCCATGCGTTATGGCGTCCGATGCGTCCGGAGTTGGTAGCATCCCCACCGCCGTTTGCAAGCTGATCCCCGTCTTGCTCCTGTCCGTTTTCGCATAATCCGGGCCAGCCGCTGATCCCTTGGGGGTCGGAAGCATCCCTATTTGAATCCGCAAGTTCCCCGGATTCCGGTTTTGTTCCGCAGGTGATAGCGTTGCATGCTTCCCGTCTTGCGCCTGCGGAGTGCCCAACAATCCACACCCTGTCCCTTCTGTGCGGGGCATCGACGGCGCAAGCTGGAATAATAAACGCCTGGACGGTGTATCCCGCGTCTTCCAGGTCAGTACACACCTGGTCGAGTGCCATATTGATGATTCCAGCAACATTTTCGCCAATGACCCAAGTTGGGCGTATTTCCCGTATGATTCGTAGCATCTCCGGCCAGAGGTAACGGTCGTCTGCTTCGCCTCCTCGCTTCCCGGCACAAGAAAAGGGCTGGCAGGGGAACCCCCCAGTGATAATGTCAACTGCTCCATAATCTTCTCCCTTGATCTTCCGAATATCGTCAATCACCGGCACATCCGGCCAATGTTTGCTTAATACCTTCTGACAAAACGGTTCGTTGTCGCAGAAGGCCACAACTTCGTGATCCGGCCATACCCAAGATGCGGCCAGGGCAAAACCGCCTATTCCTGAAAAAAGATCGAGGTGTTTCATTTGTCAGTCCTCATCTCATCAACCATGATGTCCATAGCGGCCAAATAATTAATAGCGCCCAGGGCTTCAGCCTTGGCAGCGTCAGGTTTCCCGATATTGAAAAGCCTGCCGGCTTCTACTGTTTTCTTTATAGCCTGGCCTGCCTGATAACCAAACGGGTGCCCCATCAAAAGCCGTTGCACAGCACATATGACCTGATCTTCAAATGCGTTATCTGCTGCGTGCCTTTCCTTGCCCTTACCATTGGCAGCCTGATCTAATGCATCTGCCAATGTGCGCTCCAAACTCGCATAAAGATTTTTTGGCCTGGTCCGCAAGCTGGCGTTCTCCATCTTCAGCCAATGTTTACACCTAATATTATTCTGCGGACACTCCAGACCTGTTTCGTGGCAGTGCAAATTATCCATCAAGGCTCCAAGCTCGCATGTCATTTTTCAAATCTCCTTTTCTTTAATTTTCGACCCTCCTACACCGGAGGTGATAAGCCCGTTACTAGGGGCTTATCCCCCCGTAGGGGTAACTGCTTAGTAATTAGTAATTTAAAACAATTTCAATATGTTATGGAGTTTTTTTCCAAAACCCCCTAGTAAGCAGTTTGTATTTATAAAATCAGTAAGTTATAAATTTCATTACTAAGCATTACTAACCGTTTCTAACCATTACTAAGCTTTACTAAGCTCCGTTACTACCCATTACTGTAACCCTTTAGTAATGCTTAGTAATGCTTAGTAAAAACCTTGAAATTATTACGTTTTACTTAGTAACGTGACCCTTCAGGGAAATCACCGATACCACGGTAGAATTTTCCACCAGGCACGTCTAACCATTTTGCCAGACTCGACCCTTTAGCTCTGCATTTTTCAACTCTACCCTGACGTATTAAATCAGCAGCCATATTTTCCAACTTAATCCGACCACACTCTTGCAATAACGGGTCAAGCTTTTCTTTGTTTTTAAATAAGCTCGTTTCACTTGTCCCGGTATGTGTGAATGGAAATCCAGCTTCGGCAGCGTCCGCTATCTCGCGTTCTAAAATCGTCATTAAATAATCCGTATGGCTCCCCATTACCTGGCGTATGGAGTCATCGCGCACTTCCAACAACCCGCTTTCCGGATTTCGGACAAACGTCTTTATTTGCCGGTCTGCCGGGCCATTAGATTTTACCACGCAGCCCTGACAAACCATATTCGGCGCCCAGGTTAATTCCATAGCACTACATACCTGCTTTGCCTGGCGGTCTTCCATGCTCCAGAGCACATAAACAGACCGGGAACCGTCCACAATAGCAGTTGACCCACGTACAAGGTTTCTGGCGTCGTCATGTCCTCGGACGCTTTTGGCAGTCTTACTTAAATGATGGCAGACAATAACCGATGCGCCTGTTTCTGTGGCAATAGAGGCAAGTAGGCCCATAGTGTATGCGCCTACTGCCGGGTCAGCATTTATATCGTCCATAATAAAGCTGGCAAGTGGGTCAAAGTTTATCAGGGCAAGATTGGGTATCTGGCGGAGTTGTTCTTTAAGCTCATAATAAAATGGCGTAGCTTCCGGGCCGTTTTTCCCAGGCACAACAATCGGGGCCGGCCCCCCGGCGTTCGGTAAAGGGATAATCAAAACATCCTCATAGCCTTTACATCCGATCCGTTCAAGCCTGCGGTGTACTTCTGGCTCATCATCTTCTGCGGTAAAAATAACGGCTGTTCCATGCGACTCAACAGAGTTCCCAAGGGCCATCACCGGCTGTAAAAAACCAGATTCACGACCGCCCACTTTTAACGCCAAGTCCAACATTAACATACCCTTGCCGGTATCACCCTTGGCTGCCAGGATTGTTACCGCGCCCATCGGGATTGTGTTTTGAATCAACCACCGCCTTTCCGGAGCCGGGCCTTTATATCGGTCAATTTTCCATTCATGGAGGTTAATCCGATAATCAGATGCCCCGGCAAGTTGGCGTTTAACCTCATCAATCCCTTTTTCAGCCGCCAAATCGTTAAAGTCTGTGCCGGCCATGCCCTGTGGCACTATCACCCTTTGCCCGGTTTCATTGGCCCGTTTAATGCCGGCCTCATCGTTGTCAGCGCACACAAATAACTGCCCCTTTCCCGCAAACGCGGAAACCACTGGCGGAAGATTGCCGGCGTCAAACGCCACAACAACCGTTGCCCCGGTGGCCTCATGAATTGTTGCAGCTGTGGCGTACCCCTCAGCGAAATAAATGCGTTCGCCCTTACCCGGTATAGTGTAAAAATGACCCTTTTTTGCCCCGCCAGACAGAAACATTTTGCCACCGTCGGGTGATATGAATTGTATAGTGCGAATAGTACCTTGCGGATCTGTGGCGGGGATTAATAGGTTTCCGTAGGTGTCCTGGCGTATGCCGTGGGCGGATACGCCTTTTTTGATTAAATAAGGATGAGCGCCGGGGGTTTTGCCCTTTTCCCAAATCTTCTGCGCCTTTTGAGCCGCGCTTTGGGTTACTCGCTGACGCTCTTGCTCCCTGACAATTTTTGCCCGTTCGATACGTTCAGCCTGCTCCGCGGAAAACTCAACCGCGTGACCGCTCCATGTGATTTCCGTGCCTGTCCGCCAGTCACCGGCAATACCGCAAGGCGTATCATCGGCGTAAAGAATGTACCAGCCAGATGTTTCCTTGCCTTTATCGTCTGGCGTGCTAAAGCGATGCAGTTGGCCGTCTGGTACTGGAGTTGTTTCGCCAATGCCGGCCCGTGAAATTGCATCCGAAAAGCCGGTTACCGGGTCTTTTCGTTCCGGTTTGGCGTCTTGGCGTGGCGCAGAATTAAAGTCGAAGAAATTAAGAACTGTCATCCCGCCACCCTCTCCAACTGCATCCAAAACGCCGGGTCTTCCCGGTACAGCACAGGAATATTCAATTCATGATGCAGCTTAATCTCCCCTACTGACCCGCTCGACTCTTCCCACCCCGGCACTACAACGGCAAAGTCCGCAATACCCCGCCTGATAATCTCCAAGTTACCCTCAAGCCACAACTTATCAGGTGCCAGCCCATCGAAATACGCGGTGTTTTTGTGCGGGATATACGGGAATACACCATATGCAGCCATTTCCGCGCCTACCTGCTCGGCGGCAATGATATTGCAGCGTATGCCGTAGATGGTGTGCGCCCGGTATGGACCTATTATGTAAGCTATCTTCATGAAAACAGACTCCTTTGCACAGGCTTATTTTCAACATATTCCAGGTATTTAACGGCTTGATGATAATATGATGCTTTAAGTTCCACGCCGATGAACTTGCGGCCCGGCCCTTATACAGCGCTCACTTGACCAGCACTTGCTGCCAGTCAAAAAGCATCGGGTTAACTTCATCGGTGATAAAGCCGCAAGGCTCGTGACGGATTGATTTTTTTTCCAAAAACTCTTGATATTTCATCCCATCCCCCCATAGCTCCAGCGTTCCTGCCTCAAATCTTCAGCCTCGAATACCCTGTCAAACAGTGTCTCATCCCCAAATAATGCACGCCACCTGCGTTTAAACTTAGCAATAGCCCTGTTTTGCAACTGCCTTGCACCTTCATGTGTTATACCAAGCTCATCAGCAACCTCGTTTAATGTGCAGGCAAAATCCATTGCCCCAATCGTGCTTTTGTGCGCTTCATTAATACGGTTTCTGCGCTCCTTTCGTATAGCCACCCGGCAGGTTTCGCAGTAATAAGTTTTGCCGTTAAACCCGCGATGTATGATTTCAGCGCAGCCTTTATTCCTGCACTGCACCCATGATTCGATTACTCTGCGTCTGGCATTGCATACCGGGCAACGGTAACTGAATGCAGAGCCGTGATCATTTCGGTCATTTGATTTTGGATTAAACGCATAGTGGCCGCATTGGAATTGCACCACGATGTCCTGCTCTGTTTGGATCTTAGCGATTAGTTGATTCTGATCCATATCCCCCTCTATTGCGTTATTAATTGCGTTAAAATAGCGTTTAATTGCGTTATATTGCGTTTAAAAATGCCCGGCTTGCTCCATTTCCGTCAGCATAAAAGAATGTGAAACCCGCTGCCCAAAGGTCCGCCCAACTTTCGATGGAGCTTGGTTTGCTGGGCTGGCCGGGCGGCAGCCCCAAGGAGGTGTGGGCGGTGATGTGGATTTTCATGACGCTCTTTTACTTCCGAGCCCAACAAGCTCTACAGCTGGCACAAAGCCATCGGACCACTTTTCAATTTTCAACGCAGTCCTCCGGCTTAACGGGTTGCCGTTGATGGCATAATGAATCAGCGGACGGCTGACGCCGATTTCTTCAGCCGCCTGCTTAATTGTTATGCCCCTCATCTCGATGTATTGTTTTAATTTTGTTTCCATGACTCCGTTTATAACTGAAAAAAATAGCCGTGTCAATATATTTTTAGTCGATGCTATATTTTTTGTAAAAAATGCTTGACAGGCCAAAAGTGCGGGTGTATGTTGGACCTAACAAATCGCCAATTCCCCGCTTCGGCCTGCCTCCGGGATGTGGCCCAGGGGATGCGGCAACCAACTCACGGCCACGGCACTCATCGAGTTAGCCCTCTGGCGGCAGGGGTTGGATGCAGAAAACGGCAAGAGCAGTCAATGAGGAACCAATCAACCAAAGGAGGCACACATGGCACACATCACCGGAGCTGCGTTTATCACCGGCTTACTACTGGCCGGGTCAGATGGCCCTTACTTCCCGTATATTAATTTTGCCGGTGCTGCGCTGTTCTGCCTGGTGCCGGTACTGGCAAGGAGGATTCCATGACCGAAACAACTATACCCCTTGATGCTGGCGATTATCTCCGGGCAATCCAAAAGGAAAACAATCGCTTACCTGATGATGAGGCTTTAAGTTTCCATGATTTGATGAGCTATAAGCACAGAATTGAAAAGCTACTGGCGCATTACTATATCGAACTTTTGGGAGGATATAATGGAAGCTGAAATTATCACACGCATGGGGGATATTGCAGATAACGCGCTTACCCGCTACCATCATGTAGGTTATGCGGAACGACTAAACACGCTTCTGGATGCACTGCACCTGATTAGTCAGGAACGAATTGAATATATTAATAACAAGGAGGCACGCCATGAAAGAGCTTATCCAAGAACGGCAGCAAACGCTTGATCAGATCAAGGCATTGCAGGGCCGTGTTGAAGAAATCGAAGATCAAATCTTTGAGGCGATTAAAGACCAAGTAAAAGGCCAGGGCTCAACTACAATCCGCAATAACGGGCATAAAATTACAGTAACTATACCTATGCGCACCAGTTGGGATGAAAAGCAACTCCGGGAAATAGCTAAAAAAATCCGCGCCGCCAATGATGACCCAGAACAATATATCCAATACAAGTTGTCCGTGCCAGAAAGCAAGTACAAGGCTTTCCCCGATGCAGTTCGCCAGATATTTGAGCCGGCCAGGACAGTAAAGCCTGGGAAACGTAATATAAAGGTGGAGGCAGCCAATGGCGTTTAAAATTGTCACAGCAGACGAAAGAATGAACCGGCGCAAGCCGATTAAAGGCGCAATCTTTGGTCCCCACGGGATCGGCAAAACATCACTGCTCTGGACGGTTGACCCGGACAAAACCCTGTTTCTCAACCTGGAGGGTGGCGACCTGGCTGTTCAGGACTGCCCGGTTGACTCCATTGAGGTTAAAACTTGGGATGAAGCTATGAATATGGCGTGTCTTATAACCGGCCCGGACCCGTCAAGACGTGCAGATCAGGCTTACAGCCAGGCACATTTCGACTTTGTGGCTGGCGAAACCGACCCGGCTTTTCTGGCCAAATACGACACTGTTTTTTGGGATTCCATTTCAGTGGCGTCAAGGCTTTGCTGGCAATGGGCGACTGGGCAACCAGACTCGTTTTCCGAAAAAACCGGCAAACAAGACATCCGCGGTGCTTACGGCCTTGTCGGTCGTGAACTGGTCCGCTGGCTAACCCATATTCAGCATTGTGAGAGCAAAAACGTGTGGGTTGTGGGTGGTCTCGACGAAAAAGAAGACGACTTTGGCCGGCGCAAATATGACCCGCAAATCGAGGGCAGTAAGGCCGGCATGGAACTGCCTGGGATCTTCGATGAAATTATCTCGATGGTGAGCATGAAAGCAGACGACGGTACGCCATACAGAGCCTTTGTTTGCCACAACCCAAACCCGTGGGGGTACCCTGCCAAAGATCGCAGCGGCAGGCTTAGTGTAATCGAAAAGCCGCACCTTGGCGAATTGATGAAAAAAATAAACGGTCCAAAACCGGACCAGAACTATCAAACCACAATACCAGAAGGAGAGTAATATGAGTTTCTTTGACTTCAACGATGCACCAGAACAACAGTCCGGCGAGCTTCTGCCGGCCAAAACCATGTGCAAGGTCGTTATGGTGATCCGCCCTGGTGGTTTTGGTGACGATGGCTGGCGCAGGTGCTCAGACTCCGGCTTTGAATACCTGGACTGCGAGATGACCGTTTCCAGCACACCTTACGCCAGAAAGAAACTATGGCAAAACGTGGGCGTTGGCGGCCCGACAGACGGCCACCAGAAAGCCGCACAGATTTCCCGCGCCCTGCTCCGTGCCGCCTTGGAGTCTGCTCGTGGCATTGACCCGAAAGACGAATCAGACAAAGCCCGGCAGGCCCGACAGGCAAGCGGATGGGAAGATTTCAACGGCCTTGAGTTCGCCATTGAAGTCGGGATTGAAAAAGACAAGACCGGGCAATACGGAGATAAGAACAAAATCCAAAAGATTATCACACCAGACCATTCCAAGTATCGCCAGATCATGGATGGTGAAACCATCATTCCCGATGGCGTGAAGGCGGCCAAGGCGGAAGCAAAGCCGGCGGCCTGGAGTGGTGGAGAACAGCAGCCGCAAAAGTCAAACGCCAGCCCCATCCCGGCCTGGGCAAGCTAAATGATCCCAAGACCTTACCAGAAAAAAGCCGTAGACAGGGCCAGAAAGGCCCTGTCTAAACACGGCAACAGCCTTCTTGTCGCACCAACCGGATCAGGCAAAACGCTTATGATCGCATGGCTGCTTGAGCAGCTTGGTGGCAAACAGCTTGTACTCCAGCACCGTGAAGAACTGGTTTATCAAAACCAAGACAAGTTTCACAAGATCGTTGGTTTTGATCGGACCTCATCTATTTGTGGCCTTGGTACAAAAGACTTTACCGGGGATACCATTTTCGGCATGGCGCAAACATTGGGCAGGAACGGGTCAGCCGGTAACATGCCGGCCCTTGATGCGCTTGTAATAGACGAGGCTCATCATGGCGTGGCCGATACTTATATGCGCGTAGTGGATGCCGCCAAAGAAAAAAACCCAAACTGTCTTATTGCCGGCTTTACTGCAACCCCGGCCAGGGGTGATAAGCGGGGGTTGCGCCCAATCTTTGATAACGTGTGCCACCAAATTACTTTGAAATATCTTGTGGATCTTGGCTTCCTTGTGCCACCCCGAACATTTATCGCCAGTCTGCCCGGTGTGTCCGATCAGCTTCAAAAGGTCAAAAAATCGCGAAACGGCGAATTTGACATGGATGAGATTGACACGCTTATGAACACCAGGGCGAACAACAAAGCCGTGGTTCGCGAATGGGAAAAGCTTGCAAGCGACCGTAAAACCATTGTGTTTTGCTCTACGGTTAAACACGCCCAGGAGGCTTGCGGAGAATTTCAGCGACATGGCGTAAAAGCCGATTGCGTCTTTGGGGGTACGCCAAACCGGGCGGAAATCCTTGAACGGTTCGACCGCGGGGATCTGCAAGTATTGGTTAATGTGGCTGTACTGACTGAGGGTTACGACTCGCAGCCGGTGTCCTGTGTTGTTTTGCTCCGACCCTGTTCTTATAAGTCCACCATGCTTCAAATGATTGGCCGTGGATTGCGCACTGTGGACCCGGAAGAATACCCAGGCGTAATAAAAAAAGACTGCCTGATTTTAGACTTTGGCGAATCGTTAAAGACTTACGGCAGTTTGGAGCAAGCCCCGCAACTTGATGATCAAGAAAGTCAAGAGGCTCCGGTCAAAAATTGCCCACAGTGCGAATCAGAGATTCCTATCTCAACAATGGAATGCCCGATATGCGGCTATACATGGCCCATCACCGAGTCCGGCGAAACAGAAGACGACGTGGCAGATGTTGTTTTAACTGAATTTGATATAATGAAGATGTCGCCGTTCAAATGGCTTGATCTCTTTGACACGGGCAAAGTCATGATGGCCGGCGGGTTTAATGCTTGGGTGTTATGCGCCGCGCCGGATGGCGGTACATGGCACAGTCTTGGCAAAACCAAGGGCGGCAATTTGCGACAGCTTGGAATTGGTGAAAAGGCACAAGCTATGGCGTCGGCAGACGATTTTTTACGTATCAACGAAGATTCAGATGCGGCCCGAAAATCTAAGCGGTGGCTGCGCGACCCGGCCACTGTAAAACAGATCCAGTTACTTGAAAAGACCGGCTGGCCGGCAAAACAGGACTATAACCTCCAAAAGTATAAGGCGGCCTGCCTGCTTAATTTTATGTGGCACAAAGACAAGATCGAAAGGACGCTGTTTTTATGAACATTGATTTTCAAACGCTTGGCGAAAAACTGGCCGAGGCCGGGCTTACCGGCAAGGCGGTAAACCAATACTCCAAACAAGAGATTGAAACACTTGTTAAAGCTTGCATTGAGACGGTTCGGCCAGAACAGCAAACCGAATATGTAACAGAACCATACATTGATGCCAATGGTGAACTGGTTATCCCATTTAATTCAGATCCTAAGTACCACTGGTGGCGGCGTTGCGGCCAAAGCCTACTTGAAACTCTACGAGAATTAAAAGCCCCGGATGAGGTCGTAAGGAAATATGTCAAGATCGAAGACGCGCTGCCGTTTTAGCCTAAGCGAGTACTACAAAACAAAGCATTGGAAAGAGTTGTCAAAAAAGATTCGTGCAGAAACGCCATATTGCGAACTGTGCGGATCAAAAAAGCGGTTACAAGTCCACCATAAAACATATTTTCGGATTTACCGGGAAAAACGATCAGACCTCCAGGTACTTTGTGAAGATTGTCACTTAAAAGAAGTGCATCAACAAAAAACAGAGGACGATATGCTTGATTTCAACCACGAAAACAAAACAGGCCGGCTGGTCCATCTTATAGATGAAGCCCTGCAAGCCAAAAACGCCAAACAAAAACCCCGTGCGTACCTGGGCGGCTCCCGCCTGGGCGTGGAGTGTCAACGGGCTTTACAGTTTGAGTTTTTCAATACGCCAAAAGACGAGGGAAAGGAGTTTTCCGGCCAAACATTGCGGACGTTTCAGATCGGCCATGTGCTTGAAGATATGGCGGCGGGCTGGTTGCGTGACGCCGGCCTTGATTTGCGAACAGCGAATAAGGACGGCCGGCAATTTGGTTTTGAAACCGGTCGTGGGTTTATCGCCGGTCACGTTGACGGTGTGATCGTTGCCGGGCCTGACGAATTTGGCCCATACCCGCGACTTTGGGAGTGCAAAACCGCTAATAGTAAGAACTGGCGGCAAATGGAAAAGCACAAGATTAAAAAAGCCAAGTGGATCTATTATATCCAGTGCCAGCTTTACATGGCGTACATGGAGTTGTCTGAAAATCCGGCTTTATTTACAGCCGTTAATAAGGATACATCAGAACTGTATTTTGAAAATGTGGAGTTTGACCCATCAGCCGCACAAGACGCCAGCGACAGAGGCGTAAGGATTATTGAGGCGTGTCTTTGCGGTGAATTGTTACCGCGGATAACCGAAGATCCAAGCTTTTATCAATGCAAATGGTGCGCATGGGCTGATCGGTGCTGGTCAATGGATGAACGGGAAGCGGTGGCGGGGTAAAAACCAATGCTCAACCTTAACGACTCCGTAACCGTAACCACCCCAAACGGCACATTCCCCGGCACAATCAGGCGCATCTTGCCGGATTACGTATGGACCGGGGATGTCTGGTATTTGGTCAGGGGGTCGGAGGTTGAGACGATAGCGAGAGCGGAGAGTATTGAGGCAGTTGTCAAGGATTACTTGATAACTGAAGCGGGAACAGGCGCATAACACCGTTACTTTCGGTGTTATGCGATAAATGTGCAGTATATCACTTGTTATACAGGAGGTAACATGAAAGTATTTTTTGACACAGAGTTCACAGGGCTTCATCAAAACACAACGTTAATCAGTATTGGTATGGTTGATGAAAACAACAATACATTCTATGCCGAACTTG